CCAGCAGCTCGTCGAGATCTTCGCGAACAGCGACGCGAACGTGAGCGTGTTCTCCGAGGGCTTGCAGGACATCCTCGAGGAGGGTGTCGGCTTCATGTTCCTGACGACCGACGATGGGCGCATCGAAATCAACCTCGCGTACGAGCCGAGCTCCTGCATCTACGACCCGAACTCCCGCAAGCTGGACGGCAGCGACGCGGACTTCTTCGGCATCGTCGAGCAGCTCACCTACGAGCGCGTCAAGGAGAAGGCCGAGGCCAACGGCGTGACGATCCCGAGCAAGGACAGAATCCAGCAGACGAAAACGTGGTCGTTCGCGAACTACAACGGGAGCCTCGGCGGGGTTAACCTCGTCCACTTCTACAAGCGCGACTCCGAGGGCGTGTGGTTCATCCAGGTCGTCGGCGACAAGGTCATCAAGCGCGTTCTTTTCCGTGGGCTCTCCTGCCTGCCGGTCGTGCCGGTGTACGGCCAGCGCTTCAAGGACGACGGCAAAAAGTTTTACAAGGGCGTGGTGCGCGACACGAAGCACCTCTGCAAGATTGTCAACGGCTGCTACGTTTCGCTGTGGGAACGCGTGAGCGTGCCGAGCGTGCCGTACACCTCCGTGTCGATGGACTCCATCGAGAACGTGGACTCCGACTACAACGACGACCTCGCACGGTACAAGCGTTACAAGGAATGGGTCAAGAAGGGAGAAGGGTGGCAGCACCTCACGCCTCCGCAGCGCGTGGACCCGGTCGTGATGACCGCCGACCTCCTCCCCGTCATCAACGATTCGCTCCGCAAGATTTCGCTCATGATCGGAATCCCGGAAGACGGCCTCGGATTCAGCGCGGCATCAGACGCGGTGCAGAAAACCGCCGCCGAGATTCTCACGCGCTCATCGGCGCTCGTCACGAACGTGTCGCACTACTACCGGCACCTCCAGCGCTCCATCCAGCACGTCGCCGAGGTAATTGTCGAGATGCTGTGCATCTACAACGGTATGCCTAACGAATACCACGTCAAGCTGCTGAAGGGACCCGAGGACACGCTCAAGCGCGAACAGCGCCGTCAGCAGATTCTCGCGTTCCAGAGTCTCGCGCCCGAGGCGGCGAAGCCGTTGCTACTCGCCGAGGCCATCCGCACCGGCGACTTCGAGAACGCCGATGCCATCGCGAACGCGGTGCTCCTCACGCTCCCGCCGGAACTCAAGCAGGCGCTCAACGTGGGCGGCGGCGTGGACGTCGCGGCGCTCTCTGCCCAGGTCGGAGCCCTCACGCAGCAGGCGCAACAGCAGGCTCAACAGATTGACGAGTACCGCCGCACCATCGACGCGGACATCATCGCGGGGCAGAACCAGCTCGTGATGGCGCGCATGAACAACGAGGCCGCGCTCCGTTCCAAGCTCGTCGAGATAGAGGCACGCGCCGCCGAGAACGAGAAGGACCGCCAGCTCGAACTCGCGAAGCTCACGGCGGAACAGCGCTCCGAGGCGGAGGCGCTCTACATCAAGAGCCGCGAGGCGGACCAGCGTGCCGCCGAGAACGCACGGAAAGCCTTGCAGGATGCCGAGGCCCTGCGCATCGATGCGGAGAAGGCTCGCGCCGACATCGTCGCGAAGCTGGCCGGGGCGATTGAAAAAACACATACCGACAACCTAACGCCGCAGACGGTGCTATAAAAAGTGTCAAAAATCGTCAACGAAATATGACAAAAAGTGTCAGCGGGCGTTTGCATCCGTTGACGCTTTTGTTTATCTTTAATAAAAAATGAGGTGAGATATGGCATTACCCAGCCAGGAACTTTTGGAAAAGTACCGCGCCGAACAAAAGGCGGACACGGAAGCACCCGCTAATTCCGAACAAACTAAAGCGGAGACCACCGAAACCAAGCAGACTGAAACGCCGACGGGCGCGGAAGGCGGCGAAGGTGACGGAGAAGCCACTACCCAGCAGACGACACCCTCCGCCAGCGCAGGCGAGGACGCGGGAACACCCGCGAAGGGCGACGAAAGATGGGAACACGCTCAATCGCAGTGGAAGAAAAGGCTCGACAGACAAGAACGGGCCCACCGGAAACAAATCGCAGGACTCGAGGCCACGATCGCGGAACTGAAGAAGCAGGTCGAAGGCAGCAAGCCGAAGCTCCAGCGCGAGGACTTTCCGACGGTTGAAGCGTACGAGAGTTACAAGAACGAGGAACAGAAGAAGCAGCTCCTCGCCGAACTTGACAAGAGGAACGCCGACCTCGAAGCCGAGCATAAGCAGCAGGCCGAAGCCCAGCAGAAGATGAAGGCCACCTTCAAGACCCCGGAAGCACAGAAGGATTTCCAGGAGACGATGGCGGACTTCATCGACGACAACAGCGAATGGCTCGAAACCGAGGAAGGGCAGCTCTATCAGGAAATCATCGACCAGTCCCCCGTCGGGCTCGTCATGGCGATGGCCATAGCAAAGAACGACGCGGTGCAGGAACAGATGAAGAAATGGTCGAAGGACCTGCTCTACCAGAAGCTCGCATCGTTTGAAGTGACCCTCATGAACAAGGCGAAGGAAGCGAAGAACGCGACCGCCGCCAAACAGACAACGCCCGCGCAACCCGCAGAAAAGGCTCCGTCCACAAGCGGAATCCCATCTACCGGGAGCGTGGGAAGAACGCAAGCTCCGCAGACGTTCAACGCGAAGGATTGGCTCCGCAAGAACCGCCCGGAGCGATACCCACGTTAAAAAAAAATGAGGTTTACAAATGGCTAACTCCATTATCACCGTCCCCGGCCTCGAAATCTTCGCGGCCGAAATCGAAGAATCCTGCCCCATCCTTGAAGATTGCCGAACCACCAACAAGGGCCTCCGTGGCCGTGAAGGCGGCAAGCTCAAGGTCGCTATCCCCGACCCGGGCCACACCTTCGTGAAGAAGGGCGGCATCCCGACTATTGGCCCCGGCGGCGACATCTCGGACCTTTCCATCAAGGAATTCGAGCGCGAATTCACCGTATGCGTCGCCACCAACGCTTGCGCCATGAGCTCGCTGGAACGCGTTGTTGACATCGACTCCTTCGAGAAAGAAGTCGCCGATCCGCGTTCTCCCGAAATGGGCGCGGGTGTCCAGGACTACGTCATCGACGCAGGTGGTTTCTACTCCGACTCCGTGTTCGTCGCCGACGGCACGAGCAACACCTTCAACGGCTACGATTTGCTTTCCGAAATGTCCGGCTCCCTCGCCGACTCCCGCTGCGCCGGTGAACTCGTCGGCTACATGAGCGGCAAGATCAAGAGCAAGATCACCGCTGGCGGCTTGAAGCTGTTCAACGAAAACGCCATCGCAGGCGAACTCTACCGCAAGGCCAAGATCGGCGAATACGCCAACGTCATGTGGAAGAGCACCCCGATGCCGGTCATCTCCATCGGCGCGCTGCCTGCCTCCACCACCGTTTCCGCCAAGCCGAGTGAAGGCTCCGACACCATCGTGCTCGCCTCCGCCAACATCACGACTGCCACGACCATCAAGGCTGGCACGGTGTTCACCGTCGCCAACGTCTCGAAGTGCGACGTGCTCGGTCACGTCATGGACGAGGACAAGGCTTTCGTGGTCCAGGAAGACGCTAATGGCGGCGCAGGCACTATCTCGCTCAAGGTTACGGAAATGAACGCCACCGGCGCACACCGCAACGTGTCCGCCCTCCCGGCTGCTTCCGCCGCCGTTACTTGGAAGCTCACCGCCAACAAGAAGTACGCCCTCGTGTGGGCATGGCAGAAGTACAACGTGAACCTCGACTCCGTCAAGCTCGACGACTCCGGCCTTGAAGAATTCAACGCCAAGTCCCCGAGCGGAAAGCTCGAGCTCTCCTGCGTTGTGCATGGCGACCAGAACCGCAACGGAAGCTACCGCTTCGACTGCGCGTTCCTTCCGGGCGCCGTTGACAGCCGCCGCGTGGCCCTCGGCTACATCCAGCTGAACTAACCTTCCATCACTCCGCGCCCGGACCCTAGTTTCCGGGTGCGGAGGTTCTTTTCTCCTTTGTTGCAGAAGAGCGACAAGATCAAGCTAGAGTCTAATAGGATTTCACCACCTCGAAACCCTTGCGGACTCTAGCTTTTTTTAAAGGTTTTAAAATGCTCGTACGTGAACTTATTCAGGACATCCTCGACGAAATCGGCCAACTGGTCGGCGGCAATCCCGCGAGCGACAGCGATGCCGCGAAGTGCCGCCGCTTGATCAACAAGTGCGTGCGCGACTACAACGTGCAGGGCTTCCTGCATTTCACGAAATCCCGCGTCCCGCTCGGGCAGGGCAAGGTGTTCATGTTCGAGGACAAGGTCCCGCTCACCGTGAACAACGTCTACTACAAGGTGGGCGTGGAATGGTACTCCCTCGACCCGGTGCGCCCAGAGACGCTCCCGGCATACGAGGGCGTTGGCACGGTCCCGTACAAGTTCTGCTACGAGAAATATTTCGAGGGCAACGACCTCAAGGGCCGCGTCACCCTCGACCGCACCAGCGGCTACGACATCGAGGCCGTGGTGACGTACGACATGGAGCCGTTCAACGACAACGACGTGCTCACCCTCCCGCCTGAATTTATCAACCTCCTAACCGCCGACGTGCAGTACCGCTGGGTGTCCAACCTCGCGATAAACGACACGCTCAAGCGCGACAAGAAGGACGAGGTGGACCGCCTGCTCGAATTCGTCAAGGGCATCGAGACGAAGGCCCTGGACGTTCCGAAGCGCTACCCGAACATGGACGACAAGTTCTACAACGGGGTCGGGAGGCTCTAATGGCCGCGCGCACCGTACAGATTAACAGCTTTTGCGGCGGCACGTCGAAACTCGCCGACTCGGAATTCCTCGGCCTCGAGGAGACGGTCAACATGTACCCCGAGACGGTGACGGCCACAGACACGTACACAACGAAGATGATGAAGTCCGTGGAGGGCTTCGACGGAATCGGCAACCCGACAGCCGACATCCGCATCGCAAAGATTAACGGGTTCGGTCACGCCAGCGTCCACCCGAACAGCAAGCAAGAAAGCGCCGTTATGGTGTGGACCGGGATAGAGGAAAATTTAGGCGACCTAAAGTCCGAGGTCTGGTCCTACAACATCGACGACGATGCGGAAACCATCGGCTACTTCAACCCGACAAGAACGGAAGAATGCTCGATGCTGGAACTCCCGAACGGGATTCTCCTGATCCTTCGCGACAGCGGAGGGGCGGAACGCAGCAAGATAACGCTTGCCGACCCGACAAGCGCGTCGCATTTGGAGCTTCCGAACCTTACGCTCCCCGTGGCGTTCGACCACAACAACAGAATCGACCCGACGCAGATGGCGCAGTTGAACTTCCGCGTCATCCTGAACGACCGCGACCACGACTACATCTACTGGAGCGAAATCAACCGCCCGACGGACGAGACGGACACGCACGCTTTCGAGCAGAGCCTCACGCAGTACGCGTACACGAAGAACGACGGCACCGTCGTCACCTTCGACGACAACGTGTTCTACGCCCCGGCGGTGGGTACTTACGACCCGGACACGCTGACGACGCAGACGGTGTACTCGTCCGCGCTGAACTCCATGAAGATGGACTTCAAGGCGGACACCGTTGTCGCGCTCCGCGCTTCGGATTCCTCGCTGTTCGTATTCGGTCGTTCATCGTTGCAGATTCTACGCTGGCAGAACTCGACCATCGCCCCGTTCGCCATCGTCAACAAGTCATCGCTTGCCGGTGTGCTGAGCAAGGACGCCGTGACGATAATCGGCAACGAGTGCTTTTTCGTCGGCAAGGGTCCGAACGGGATGCTCGGCGCATTCGCGGTTGACGAGAACGGCAACATCCGCAAGATTTCGACCGCGTCAGAGGACCAGCTTCTCGCACGTATAGCCAGGTCCCACGAAGGCGGAGGAGGCGCAGGCGGGAACCATCCGCTCGAGAACGTCCGCACGTTCGCCTACTCGTACAAGGGGCACCAGTTCTTCATCTTTACGATTCGCGCAGGCATCGAGGAGACCCGCGTCTTTGACTTGACCGAGAACGTATGGACGAGCCGTGCGTGCTACGATTTGAACGGCGACAGATACTCCTGGAACGTACTGGACGCTGTATCCGTCGACGGGGAGCCGTTCTTCTTCATTTTTGGCGCCGACGAGGGAACCGGCCTCGCATGGTTCAAGCCAAACAAGCACACGGACAAGTTCATCGACTCGCTAAACGCCTACATCCGCAAGGAGCGCACGACCGGAATCAAGTTCGACGGCATCAACGACATCGTCGTGACTTCCCTCGAGCTCATAATCAACTCCGGAACGACTGACTTCGTGATCCCGACGAGCGACGGCTACAACCCGCGCATCATGCTCCAGGTGAGCACGGACGGCGGGCGCACGTGGAGCAACGAACTGTGGGCAAACGCGGGAAAGACGGGCGAGTATTCGTGGCGCGTCCGCTGGAACCAGCTCGGGCGCGGTGCGCGTTTCGCCTTCCGCGTCTCCATGAGCGACCCGTTCAACTTCGAAATCGCGACCGCTTATTTGAGTTATCTGCCTTGCGGCAATAGGGTGTAGTGGTATGGACGCGCAGGTAAAAATATCGGAACTCGGCAACGGCGTGGTGGACACCAAGTCCTACTGGCCCCTTGTCTCAGTCAAGAACGGGCAGGTCGTCCGCTTGTTCACCGACGGGATGTTCGATTTCAACACGATAAAAAAGCTCTCCTTCCCGGATTCCCGCTTCCCGTTCCTTGTCAAGTTGTGGCAGTTATCGAACGGAGAGAACGGGATGACTTTGCACAAGGCCATCCTCATGGAAGCGGGCAGGACGGAGATAGAGATTGACGAGTACCAGTACGGCGAAGGGAAGAAGATTTTCGTCGAGGCGG